ATGCAGAATAAAATAATGATGCAATGTTATTCAGATGGATTAGGCAATGGTATAGCAGTAGGAAGAGGAGAAATTTCATTTGAATCAGTTGCTGACGAAAAAGAATATTTAATTAAAATATACGGAGGTAACAAATGAACAAGTTGATAAAAGTAAGGGTGGCCGACATATTATTGCGCCACCCATCGACCAAGGATAGCGACCGAGAACTTATCGTGCGTTACTGGAAACAAGAGGTTGCCGATATGCAAGATGCGGCACGGGAAAAGTTACAATCAATGCCCTATTTTACATTTGATTCTTTTTTGGCTTCGTTTATAACGGGCGGATTTGAGCATCCTGATTCCATAACAAGGGCAAGGCGGCAACTTCAGGAATACTACCCACACCTAAGAGGTCAAAAGTATTTGGAACGCTTAGAAAGGCAGAAACAAGTTAAAAAGGATTTAGGCTATGACGTGGAAGGCGGCGGATTTACACCTTAGGCATTGTAAAAAATGCGGAGTATTAACCCCAAGGGAGGGATTCTACCCCCGAAACGATGGGTACTTTAATTTGATTTGTAGGGTGTGTATTAAAATAAGAGAAAAAGCACACCTTGAAAAAATGAAAAAGAACCTACTTTGGAGGTGGCAAAAGAGCGAAAATACAAAAGCGTATATTAAAAGGAAAAAAGCAAATGAATCAACATCGATTTGTCCGACTGATTAAGTTAATGCACCTACTGGAAGCGAAGCCAAGGAAACTGCATACCATTACCAGATACCTGAACGTAAGCGAACGCACAACATACCGTTATATTGAGTGCTTTCGTGAAATTGGATACGAGGTTATCAAGTCAAAAGATTTAACGTACACACTAAAAAAATAAATATGAAAATTTACCAATTGAAAGCCAAAGTGGACCCCTATGAAACTATAACCATAGGAACCTATCTAAATCAATTAGACTGCTTTGATGCACTTGCGGACTGGAGCGAAAATGAACGGGCAATTAAAAAACATTTAAATTCATTAACCGATGAACAACACGAAGCATTTTTCGACAATGTTCAAGAAAAAATACCTATGATTTACGACACATATGAAGGTATTGCTTGGGTGGATGAATTTGAGGTAATCAAAGAATACGACCCGAAAAGTTTGGATTTTGATTTTACATTATTGGATTTATAACCCTATATTTGTGGGCTTTATTTCCTGACTTTTGTGTTGAAATGGGCGGCAATGTCATTGTTGCTGCCCTTTTTTTATGTATATTTGTGTATATTTATAGCGGAGTCGAGGCCGTTATGTTTAAAGATATTTGCCCGTATGGGTTAGGAGGCTCGACACTCTTAACTGATATGGGCTTTTTTTATGAAAAACACTGGACATATAGTAAGAAGTAGAAAAACGGCTAAAGATAGGTACACGATGATTCTGAATGACATTGTGCAAAGCCGTGAATTAACACCTGAGGAAAAAACAATATTGATTTATTTGTTATCCCTCCCATCCGATTGGGTGATTTACAAAAACAATTTAATTGAATGGGCCAATTTTGGCCGTGACCGATTTAACAAAGGTTGGAAAGGACTAATTGAAAAAGGCTACATTATTAGCATTAGGGTTTTTGATAAAAGTAACGGTCATTTTATTGGTTGGAATCATATTGTTTACGAGGAACCAGTATTAGACGAAACGAACCGACTTACTGAAAATCCGATAGTCGGCAATTCCGATAGTCGGGAAACCCGAAAGTCGGAAAATCAGTTAGTATACAAAGAACTAAATAAACAAAATACTGATATAAATAACAAAGAACTAAACCTTACAAAAGGGGAGGAGGTATTGGATTTGATTTTTGAGGAGGTTTGGACTTTTTACGGCAATAGTGCATCGAGGCAAGTCGGAAGCAAGAAGGATGCACGGGCCAAATTTCTGCGCCTTAAATCAAGCGAAATCGAATTGATTAGGGTTCACCTACCAAAGTTCGTTAAAAACCATTTGGAGGCAAAGAAAGCGGACTTTTTGCCAAATTTAACAACGTATTTAAACCAACGGCGTTTTCAGGATGAAAAAATGCCGTACGCCACGAACCAAGCGAAAGGCGATGACTTTTTAAATAAGTTTACAAATTAACAAGGGGCCGACATTTTGATTTTACAAAATAAAAAACAATATTTGCACAATGGAAACGAATTATATACTGGAAACCCCCGACATAGATTTAGCAATGGTCGTAAAGCGATTTTGCGATTTGTCGGAAATAGAACCACCGAGGCAAGGGGTGGAATTTATAGCATTGCTAAAATTAGGATTTGGCCGATACCCGTTTGAAACCTTAGAAAATGCCTTTACGCATTGGATGGTTAACAAAACGGATATTAGACCAGTTAAGGTTTGCAATATAAAGTGGATTAGCGACGTTCTAAACGATTATATTGAACGCAACGCCCATACTATTAAAAAGAAACCAAAGTATCCGCAAATGGCGTTAGAATCGCCCAAGGAGGAACCCGTGGATTATATGAGCGTAGCCCGAAGGATGTTTGCAATAATAGAGGCGGACCACAAAGCCACTATTTTCCCCTCAGTTTTTGCCAGTGCTTGGGATTCTTTACCGCCTACGATGGTAGAGGAAACCGAATATTTGCGATACTTAGAACTTATTGAAAATCGGGAAGCCTACCAAGTTATTCGGTCGACAATGTTGATAGGGAAGCACAAGGTAAAACGTGACAAATTAAACCAAAATATAATCGAGAAAGCCGCTTCAATGATGGCATATTTAAAGCAACAATGTTAACACCAACAACGGATTTTTACGCCGAATACTTAAAGATAAAGGCTAAAAGCACACGGGAAGCAAATTCCCAAACAAAACAAATTGAAGCCCTCCAAAATGAACTTGCGACCCTTAGGGTAAAACATCGTAAAGAAGTGGGCCAATTGCGTATGGAAATAATAAACCTAAGGAGGGATGAGATGACCAATTTTGATGCCCAGTACCTGATTGATTCTAAACGGATGATATTTAAAGTTGCTGAATTTGTTGGGTGTACCTACGAGGATTTAATTGGAAAGTGGCGAATGCGTGAGGTTGTTATTGCGAGGCATATTTTATTTCACTATTTTCGGTATGAGATGGGAATGAAGTTAAATCAAATTGGGGTTTTATTTGACCGTGACCATAGCACCGTTATTCACGGCATCCGAAAGGTTCAGGAGTTTATCGATAATCCCAAGTATTACAAGCAAGAAAATATATTAATAGATAAAATTTATGAAAGATAAACAAACGGCAGTGGAGTGGTTGATTGAGCAACTACGAAACAATGAAAACATTAGATGGAGAGGAACAAACATTATCGAATTGGGAGAACAAACCAAAGAAATGGAGAAGGAAAGAATGATTGAATTTGCTCAATTATATGCAGTTATACATTGCATGGGGGACATAACAAAAAACGCAGAACAATTTTACGAACAAACATACGTAGGTAACAAATGACAAACAATAAACAACAAACGGCAGTAGAACAATTTGCAATAGTACTTTATGAAGGTGGATATTTGCAAGTCAATGGCGATGAAATAGAAAAATTGCTTAATCGCTTTAAAGAAATGGAAAAGAAGCAAATGATTGAATTTGCAAGAAAAATAATAATGGAAGCATATGCAACTTTTGAAGGTAACGTCGAAACTGAATTAGAAATTGAACAATATTACGAACAACAAAACGTAGGTATACCGATTGGTACAAATGGATGGGGAACTACAAATTAACATACGGAGGTAACAAATGAGCATCAAAACATTTTGATAACCAAATAAACAAAAATATGAGCATCAAAAAAAATAGTTGGAACGAGCAACACTTGACCCAAGGTCGGATGGTAGCATTTCGCCCTAAGTTAACGGACAAAACCCGAATCGGTCAGGTGGTCCATTGCGATGGCAAAACCGCCAATGTAGAATTTGCCGAAGGCATCGAGGTAGTATTGGCCGATGATTTAACGCCTATTTTTAGCACGATAGCCCCGTGAGTGAAAGCAAACTGCAAATCGCAATGGTTAAGTGGTTTAGTTTTTTCTATCCTAAGCGTTATTTAATGGCAATTCCCAACGGGGGAAATCGTAGTCCGATAACTGGAGCGATACTAAAAGCCGAAGGCGTTCGTGCGGGTGTTGCTGACTTGTTTTTGATGGAAGCGGTTGCGCCTTACAACGGATTATGGATTGAGGTTAAATTGGAAAAGGGTAGGCAGTCCGACAAACAAAAGGAATTTGAACAAATCGCAACGGATAAAGGCTACAAATACATAATTGTGCGCACAATGGACCAATTTAGGGATGGTGTTAATGAATATTTACAAAATAAAATATAACTTTGAAGTGTGCTAACAATCGAAGCAATTGCCGCCCGACACTCCGAATGGATTAAAATGGCCAATTACTTGGGTAGCGACTCCCCCGAAGACGTGGTTCAGGAAATGTACCTAAAACTTTGTGAGGATATTGATATGGTGGCACGAATTGAGTATAAAAAAGGGGAGGTAAATAGTTGGTATATATTTTCCATACTGAGAAGCAAAATAGTTGATGCCCATCGCAAGACCAAAAGGGAATATTATGATGAAACTTTGTACGACCCGATTTTACCGCCCGATGATAGCGAAAATGAATACGAGGAATTGATGATTGAGATAAAATTAACGATTGATAAAATGAGCGATTACGACCAAATGCTTTTAGAACTGCATTTCGTTTATAAATTGTCGATGCGGGAAATAGAAAAGCGCACTGGCATCCCTTTACATTCAATTTTTAATAGGTTGATGAATGCCAAAAATTTAATTAAATTCGAAAACAATGGAAAATATAAAAGTTACTGCGAAGCACTCGACCAAAAAGAGGCCATCGCAAGGCCTCGGCGATACGATAGCCAAGGTCACGAAGGCAACGGGTATTGAAAAGGTAGTGAAATTTATTGCGGGTGAGGATTGCGGATGCGATGAGCGAAAAGTAAAGTTAAACCAAATGTTCCCCTACGGAAAACAACCCCTTTGTTTAACCGAAGCCGAGTTTAATTGGTTCCAAAACTACAAAAGCCAAAACGCAACCCACCTAAGTAAAGAAATGGCCGACCAAATTAGCCAAATATGGAGCCGTATATTTCAGGCGAGACGTATTTACCGCCCGTGTACTTGTAACCCCCGTGAATGGTCTAAAATGGTCGAAGAGATTAATAAAGTTTACGAAACGTATGAGCATTAAAATAGTGGACATAGGGTTATTGAAACCCAACCCAAGCAACCCAAGGCATATAAAGGATGGCAAGTTTACCCAATTGGTAAAAAGTATCCGTAATTTCCCCGAAATGCTGAATTTGCGCCCGATTGTCGTGGATGCGGATTACGTTGTATTGGGTGGAAATATGCGGTTAAAGGCTTGTATTGAGGCGGGATTGGTCGAGGTCCCTATAATTATAGCCAGTGAACTAACCAAAGAGCAACAAGGCGAATTTATTATAAAAGATAATGTCGGATTCGGCGAGTGGGATTGGGAAGAGTTGGCGAACGCTTGGGAAGTTGAGCAGTTATCCGATTGGGGGTTGGACATTCCGTTAGAGGTTTTTGATGAGGAGGATGAAACCGAAACGCCTGATTCTCACACCAAAAATATTACCCTAACTTATTCAATAGAGGAGGCCGAGCGCATCGAATCCGAACTTTATAACATCGCATCGACTTTGGAACAAGCCGTGCAAATACTGATACAAAAATGAAAGCATATCGCAACACTTTAAATACCCTTCCCGATGATTTCACACCCGTGCTTGTTTTTGAGGCGGGGAATGAGGTGGCTTACGTTGGATACCACGACGAGGGGATTTGGTTTGAGGCTCACACGGGCGAACCATTAAACGAGGTTACTTACTGGATGCCGATTCCGCTACTCCCATACCAATGAAAAACCACGTTAAAGTTTACTTGAGCCACTTTGGATATAGTCAAGGGGAATATATCGCTTGTGAGAATTGCGGCGGAAATGGTGTCGATATTCATCACCTTAAATTCAGGTCGCAAGGCGGCGATGACCACATAACGAATTTAATGTGCTTGTGTCGTGATTGCCACTTTGAAGTGCATAACGGTACTAAGATAAAAACCGAAGATTTAATTGAAAAACATTACCGAGTTTTAGGTATTGAAAAAGCAACGATAGCCGATGATGAGCAACAATAGAATAATAGTGTTAATCGATTCGGTTGGAGCGGTTGAGTACCATCGCTTGGCTATGCCGTTTGATTACCTCAAGGAACGGATGGACATAACCTTTGCCGTTCAGGAAGATGAAATTAACGCCGTGGATTTTTCCGAGTACGATATTTGTGTAATATCGAGGTATTTGGTCAATATGGATAAGTTACGGGAAGCCAAAGCAAAGGGCCTAAAGATAATTGTGGACATTGATGATTATTGGAACGTTCCCAAATACAACCCCGCTTATAAATTCTATAAAGAAAAATACAAAAAGTCGGTTATTGAAAGCCTAAATTTAGCCGATATGGTTTGGGCCACTACTTGGCAACTTGCCGAGAAGGTAGCCGAGATAAACCCGAATGTTCATATTTTACCGAATTACATTGATACTACCTCACCCCAATGGAACGCAGTCGCTGAACACCCGTTTACAATTGGATACGTTGGAGGCTTTTCCCACCTTGAAGATTTAAAATTATTACGAGGGCAGATGGAAACAATATGCCTAAAATACAACGCCCGTTTTTTATTGTGCGGTTACAAGCATTTAGACCCTTTGTACTTGGAATTTGAAAAGGCAGTTCACGATAGCAAGGATAGACCTGATTGGTTTTGGGTTGCCGAGGCTACTAATGTTTTGCAGTATGGCAAATATTACGCACACATTGATTTAGTTTTAGCCCCATTAGCAAAGACCAATTTTAACCGACACAAAAGCGAATTGAAAATAGTTGAGGCCGCCGCTTACAAATTACCCATTGCCGTGAGTGACGTGGAGCCGTACACCAACCACGCTGAAAATGAGGGGGTAACCTTTGTAAAAAATAATAATTGGATTTCCGCCGTTGGCGAGATGATTGAAAGTAAAAAATTAAAGGAGCAAGGGCAAAAGAATTTTGAATACTGCAAAGAACACCATAACATTGATACGATAAACCAAAAGCGGATGGAACTGCTTAAAATGATTTGATAATGATTTGAGAATTATGGCAAACCCTGAAAACATAATACCACCACAAAAAGGCGAAATTCGGAATCCGAATGGTAAGCCTAAAGGAACCAAGAACCGAAGCACCATTGCGCGGAAATGGTTGGAAACAATGCAGAACGCAAAGAACCCAATAACTGGCATTGATGAGAATTTAAGCCAAGAGGACCTAATAACCTTAGCAATGATACACAAAGCCCGAAAGGGTGACGTGGCGGCCTATAAACAATTAATGGATTCGACATTTGGAATGCCGATGCAACAAATTGAAAATACCATTATTGAACAACCACTATTCCCCGAAGAACCAACCAATGAATAATATTGAGCCATCGCATTATCAAGGGGAAGTTGAGTGCATTGAGGCAATTAAAGCCAGTATGCCAACGCAACAATTTTTAGGTTACTTGAAAGGGAACGTGCAAAAATATCTTTGGAGGTACGACCGAAAAAATGGGTTGGAAGATTTACGCAAGGCGCAATGGTACTTAAATAGGTTGATATCTGAACTTGGATAAAAAGAATGTTTATGGTATCTTTGATAAATGGAAGTATTCAAAGACATAAAAGGGTATGAGGGCATTTACCAAATTTCAAACTTTGGCAATGTCAAGTCTTTAAAGCGGGTAATTATGCGCAGCGATAATAGAAAGCGAACCATACCCGAAAAAATAAAACGCTCAACGCCCGACCACGGATATAGAAAAGTAGGATTGCACGATAAAGATGGGAATGCCAAAACTTATTCTATTCATAGGTTGGTGTTAAAAACATTTTTGCACGAAAGCGACTTGTATGTGGACCACATTGATGGGGATAAGCACAACAATAATTTGGAAAACTTGCGGTACGTTACAAATTCCGAAAACCTAACTTTTCGCAATACTAACAAAGAATATAAAAGTAAATACCCATACGTCTATTATGACAAATCAAGAAACGACTATCGGGTTTATAAGCACGGACCAAGGATAAAAACATTTGAGGAGGCCAAGGCATTAG